ATGGTTTCTAATGCACGTTGTCTGTTCTTTTTTGTACCCCAGTTCAATGCAAGCATGATGATTTGTTCTTTGGTAACGTTGCGTAATTCGCCTACGCTATAAAGATGATCATTACGAACATCAAAGAGTTGTTTATTTGAATATACCGCTTTTACATCTCTGGCCAATCTATACATAGATTTTTCTTTGTACTCGTTAAATTTCTGAGTAGCTTTATTAATTGGCTCGTAAATATATCTAACTGCAGGGCCATTCTTTCCGCCATCCAACCTGCGTAAGAATGTTTCGACTTTCAATAATGACAAGTTAAAGTTATTCAATGTATTAGACAATGCATCTGCACGGCTGCGGTTGTTTAACTCATTGAATACATTCCCATTATCTCTACCAAATGTTTCGGTTGCCTTATCAATGATTTGGAATATAGCTTCGTCAAATGTAACGTTATTTCCTTTTTCATCGATTAGTGTACTTCCCTCATATTGAGTTCTACCGCTTTTGTACATTCCTGTCATGAGTTCCTCTAATTGTTCGAGTTCACTCATTTTGAGAGTACTAAACGTTCTAGGTGATTTAGCATCGAACATTTCGTATATCCATGGTTCAAGTTGTACAGTCGCTTCCTTATCTCCCATAATGTCAGCATCTGCATCGAGCGCTTTAATTACGGCCATCATGTCAAAACCATTAACAGGTTGTAAGCCATCGTACTTAATCAATCCCATTTGATATGCCATATGTGTATAGAAATAACGCATATTAGGTTCAATCATGATAGGGTTTTGACTTCGTGTAATTCTGCCTAATTGGTCTAATAGTTTAGTGCGTAGTTTCTTAATAGCTTTTGAATTTTCAAACGCTACTCTTGCCCTTGCTTGATTAAGCATTTGAGATTGTTTAGCATATAATGCTTCGTCAACTTTACCAACAGCCAATGCACTATCTGCTTTCTTACCATCTCTTACGGCTTGATTTTGGTACTTCTTGTACTGGCTAGCTTGAGATAATGTCAAATCGCCTAATTCATTTTTAGCACGTTCCATGTATTTCGGAATAGTACCAAATCCACCATCACGAATTGCACGCACCGCATCAATGCGTTCTTGCAATTCATCCATTAGCTTTTCAATTCGCTCTTCATTAGACAATGCTTTATTGTCCATGCGTTCTTGCATACGTTCTTGCAAGCGTTCTTTTTGCTCTAGCACTTTATCAAGTCTATTCGTGATCGCTGTTAAGCGTTTAGATAATTCGTTATTTTTATCTTTCAAATCAAGTTCACGTTCTCTAGCTTGTTCTTGTATTTGCTCCTGTTGTGCTTTTAGGTTATCGATTTCATCATTGGCTTTATCTAATTCTTTTGAAACACTTCCTAACTCTTTATCAACTTTTGCTTTGTCCTTTCGTAGCAATTGTTCTTTAGTTAGTTCTTGCTCAATCGGTGCTAGTTCTGCATCTAGGTTTTCACTATTTACATCTAGCTTTTGCAACTTATCCAATAATACCCAGTTTTTAGCTAGTTCCTTATTGGTATGTGCTTTAATCAAGCGTGCCTCTTCCTGTGTGAGTTCCATCTGTCCTTGATTGGATAATAGCATCTCTTCGGCTATTTCTTGGTTAGATTTTCCTGCGTTTGGATCATTAATAAACTCATTTCTAGCGTTTTCCATTTCCTGTGCTACTGCTTCATCGTAAGTACTACCAGCTTCCTCACGTTCCGCTTTTTCTAATCCCCCAATGTTTCGATATTGAGTATTTTCCAATGCACCATCACCCAATGCCATGTATCGTTGATGTTCTTTATAGACAGGATATTCTTCGATTAATCGCTTTTCGATTGCAACCTGTACATCGTCTTTTACTTCTTCCCATTCTTTAATAGGTCGATTGTCTAACTCTTTCATGTACTTACGCATTACACGTTCTTTTGCTTTTTCTTTAATGTCAGCAATGTAGCCTTGCACTCGTGCCTGTTCACTTTCGCTCAACTGTTGATACAATTTTGTATTTTCAAATTGCTCTAATGCTTGCTCGTGTGCGTAGTTTTCAATGTCATCTTGTGTCGCTATCATGCGTGCCATTATATCCTTAATGTCAGATGGTACTTCACCGCCTAAACGTTGTACACTACGATAAATACGAGTTAACCATTTAGAGAATTGGCGGAATACACGTTGTAGTCCTTTTGTTGGTGCTTCACCGCTTCGCAAGTAGCTTTCCCAACCTCGTGCGAATTTCTCGTGTGCTTTGGTATTGTCTACATTTTCACCATCAACCCAACCGCTCCACTCTTTAAGCGTATTCCAATCATCAAGTAATTGTTTAGGTGCATTGTCCATAGATGCTAGTTTTTGAATATCATCAAAGAATACATGCCCCATTTCGTGTAGGAATGTACTTCTATCTGCGGTTTTAAAAATGCTGATAATACGTTCGCCATCACTCATGATTTCGGTCATGCCATTTATAGATTGGTTGTACTTTTCAATGATTTTAATTGCTTTATCATCGAACACTACATAGCATCGTCCGTCTGTATATCCATCATATGTAATGCCCTTAACACCAGTTGAGTTTAAAAATTCAGATGCACCTTTATCACCGCCAAATGCTTTTGACAATGCAACATAAACATCTCTTCCTGTATATGGTGTTTTTGTAAATGTATCACCAATACTTTCCAAGATCTTATCTTCTTTTATTTTTTCTTTTGCACCCTCAACTTCTTTCTCTTTTTCTAATGCCGATAACTTTTCATTAATTTCACCTATTAGCTTTTTAGCCATTTCAAATGTATTATCCGCTTTCAACTCGTCAAAGTTATATCCGTACTCAGCAGCAGCTTCTCTAGCGATTTTTTCTTTTATCTTATTTACATTGTTTGTTAAAGCATCGGCTATATAATCCCTATCTTGCTTTATACTCTGTATTTTGCCTAGTAATTTTTTATACTCTTGATTGGTGGTATATGACGGATGCTCTTTATAGTAATCTAATAAAGCTTTTCGCTTATCGATTTCTAAATCATTAACGGCTGATACTATCTTGTTGATAACATCTTTATTTTGCTCTTTGAAATATTTATCTTCATCAAGCATTGTATTTATATCAGGGATATCTACTTTAAATAACTTACCACCCTTTACTCCGCTAGCATCGTTTTTTCTTAATATATCAATTGCCTTTTTTGCTTCGTTTCGATATTTATCACGATATCTGTTTTTATCTAAGCCTTTCTGTAATGATTCTATTGCTTTTTCTTTAGTCCCATGTTCTTCCAATTCGTCAAAAACATAACCTAATGCACTACCATACTCGACTTTTTTTTCACCGTTTGTCCAATCCCCTTCGTTATCTGTAGTCCATTTTTCTCCATTTAATATAACAAAAGAGCCTTTAGCGCCTAAAACATCTTTATACGCTACAGATACTTTCTTATTTTTAGCAAAATATAAGCCCCAACCATGTACTTGGTTCCCCTCACCACTACCAATAGCACCTAAATCAAACTTATCAAAATCATACGGTGAACCATGCCATGCGGATTGGTAGTACTGATAATTATGTTTCTTTCTGAGCTTGTCTAAATCTTTTTCATTTGGTATACTATTGTTAAATATAAACTGTTTAGTACCTAGTTGGGCGATTTGTTGCCTGTTGCTGGTTACTAAGCGGTTTATTTTTTTTGTGTTCCAATAAACCAAATTGCCATTGTTCAACTGATTTATGTACCAATTAGCATTGCGTCTCGGAGTTATTGTTTTAATTTTATTAGCTTGCCATGTTTTTTTACGTCCATTAAATACTGTTGTATTTTTAATTACAACTTGAATATTCTCGCCACTAGCATTAATTCCCTGTTTATTATTAGCGTATGCATCCAATACCACAACGTATTCATTAGGAATGACTTGTTTAGTTACTGGATCATAATTCTTAAAAATAGCAATAGGATTAGCGATTTTTTTGGGTAACTGCTTTAATACTTCAACATCCATTTGCCCTACATGTTTCCCATTTAATGCTTTTTTTATTACGCTTGGATTAATATCGATTTCACCAACAGCGTTTACAAGCTGTAATACCATAGGGCTATCCATGAGTTTTACACTCCCAGTAATTGGTTGTCCATTTAAATGATTATCAATTACGTTACTCCACGCTTGTATGTCATTATTCATTATTTGTTGCATTATTACAGATTGTGCATAGCCATCTTCACCATTAAAGATAGCATTCATTTTGATACGCACACTATCACGCAAATAATCCATAGCGGTATAACCACCACGGCCCATTTGTCGCATATATTGTGCCATTACATCCGCATGATGCGCCATGATTAACGCATTAGCTTTTGCCGTTTCACGTTGTTTTCTATCGGTGCTTTCACCAATTGCTTTAACTACTTTGTTATAAACCTCATAGCCACTCTTGGATAATTGCATCCGTAACGCTATATCGTTATCGGCTAATGTGAAAATCTTATCGTGCAAGCGTTCAAGGCTTTCAATTTGTTGTAGCGTATGCTCCATATCAGCATGATGGATATTGCTTTGGTTAAGTGCTTCCGTATTATCAGCAAATGCAGTTTGTGCTTTTGCTACGCTTGAATGAAACGCTGCACGTCTACGTTCTGCATTCGTGCGTGGTGCTTTACTGCCATTATTAGATTTATAATCAGTCAACCATTGTGGTTCTACACCACTTGCTGTAGCTTCTTTAATATCATTGTCCATGTTGTCAAAGTCGCTTGCGTAGTTTTCACGATACTCTTGCACTAGATTTTTGTACAAGTTATTGTATGCTTGCTTAACCTGTGTAGGGTTAGTGAATACTTGGTCTAGTACTTCACGATCTACATCGCTTGCATCTTCAAATTCATCACGGATAATGCTTTCTTTAACTCGTTGTGCTTTCTTTTCTGTTGCATCAACTAGGTTATTGTTAAAGGCTTCCACTTCCGCTTTTGCACGTTCAAGTGTTTTCATAGACATACCACCACGAGTAAAGTATGTACTTTCTTCTAGGGCCTTTACAGTTTCTTCCGTCAAGCCACCGCTCAACTGTGCATATTTGCCAATTGGTACTGCTATATCTGCATCCGCCTCGATGCTTTTGGATACTTCCTCTTGTGTTACCAAACCACTATCAATCATATTCTTAATGGCTAATTGCCCCTGTTCGGTTTCTGCCATTTCATTGACATTTACATATGCAGTAGATACACCTACATTATCGCCCTGTGCTTGTACGATTTTTCCGTACAACTCAGGGTTTTCTTTTGCCATTTTGTTTGAAGATGCATCTTGTTTCAATGCTTGCATGATAGCATTACCATTTCTATTTTGTTCCGCCATCACGGCTTGTTGTTGCTGCTCAGGTGTTAACTTTTGAAATTCGTGGAACGCTTTCATAGTGTGAATACCACTCACACCGCCACCGATTGCACCCAAACCAATAACGGCTGGTAGTGCTTGTAGCATCGCACCGCCTGCACCTACTGCCATATCACCTATGGAATATACTCCCTCTGGGTCATTAGCATTGTGGTATAGGTTATGTTGGAATTTTTCGTTGATGTCTTGCAATCCCTCTTCAACTAATTCAGAACCGCCAGCCTTAACAGATGCTTTGGCCATTTGTGCAACAGTAGTGCCAATGCCCCTATTAAATGTTGCGATTGTATCACTTGTAGCACCTTGTAATACTTTTGACATAACCGCTTTAGGCGCTACTTTACCTACACCTTTAATCATGAAACGTGTAGATGCCATTTCAATACCTGTATCAACTGCAGCATATGTCATAGCGTATTTATAGGCTTCATCATTAGAGTATACTTTATTACCATTTGCATCACGTTTATTAATGAGTTCTAGGTATTTGTTACCAAATGACATTTTGTACATTTCGTATGCCATGTCAGCACCGCCACCCCATTTAGCACCAGTTGCTGCGCCTGCGCCTATACCTACACCATCGGTAGTTAAACCACCAATTACCGCACCGATTGCACCGCCTATGATTGCACCTGTACCGCCTTGTTTACCCATCATGTATGCTTGTGCTGCCGTTTGTCCGAATACTTCTTGTAATGGATTAGTTCCGTCAGGTGTTCGGTAGTTGCGCAAGTTATTTTGCAAGCGTTCCATTTCTGATGTTAATTCGTTAATACGTTCAGGGTCTTTTGTATGTGCCAATTCAAATCCAACATCACCTAACTTCATCTGATCGTTCATAGACCAAATACCTTGTTGAATTGCATCGAATGTAGATTTCGTAGCACGAATTGATTGTAGATTGTTGATTGCTTGTAATTGTTCCGCTTGTGAACCATATTTCACTTTATATAGCTCAGGAAATTCATCGTATATATCTTGTAATACTGCGCCACGTTCAACTCGTCTTGATAAGTAATCAGCACGTTCAAATGCTTTATCATCACCACGCATAATTACATCAGGGTCAATATCTAATACTTTTCCCATTCTAACTGCTTCGTTATAACGTAGGGTATCATTATTGTATAGGAACAATCTATCCGTATTACTAACAACACTTGTAGGAAGTACTTTTTGTAATGACTGTCCTAATGGTTCTAAACCTTGGTATGGATTGTCAGCTTTACCAAACGGATAATATGTGGTTGTACCATCAGCATTAGTTTCTTCCATTGTGCGTGGTGTATTTGCAATAGCCTTAATTGCATTAATAGCATTATCAACTACTTGTGCCGTTGTATCTATCCCTGCACCTATTGCATTACCCACTTCAGTAAAACCGCCAGTAGGTTTAGACTGAACACCAGCACTAGCACTAAAAGATGGTGATGTTTTAACATAGCCATTCTGTACAGCTAGTGCTTCTTGCCGTTCTTGTTCAAGTGTTTGTTTAGCCATTTTTAATCTCCGTTATCGTTATATCTTCTTTGCATGTTGTTATACACGCTTTCGTAAATATCTCTTGTTGAGCCATCTTGATATGTTACACGCACATAATGGTTACCAACAGGTTCAACATGCACAATACCCATTGCTCTATTGCTTGCTGCGCTAATAGGTGCGCTATAATCATCACCATCACCGAAATATGGTTTTTCAGTACTTCGTAATGTTTGTGTTGCCAATGCGCCCTCAAATATATCATGCATTTCCGCTTCTGTAGGCGCTCTGCCGTGTTTGCTTTCAAAGTCAGCTTTACGACTTAACATCTCTTGTTTAACACCATATTCAAAACTTGAGCGCAATGATTTGTCAGCAGGCAACGCACTTTGTATTTCGCTATCATAAGGTGTTAAATCAATTTTGTTGGCCTTTAATCTGTTATCGTTCGCTTCGAGCAACACTCCATCAAAGCCATCATCAACAACTTTATCAGGGTACATTCTCTGTGCGTGTGCTAGTGTTTCTTCGTATGTATGAGTTTCAGCATATTTTTTTAACTCAAACTTTTGTTTTGCATTTAATTTAAGGCCTTTTTCATACATAGAATCAAGTTTAGGTCGCATTGATGCTTCTGTACCGCTCCACGCTTCCTTTTCCATATCGGTCTGTGCGCCTGCTGCTTGTGCGTGTGCATAAGATGATGCACCTACATAATCGCCTTTTGCTATTAATTGGTTATATACAATTTTAGCTGCAGTAATTCTATCTTTAGCTTGCTTGGCTTCGATGTTCATTTGCATTGTCAGCCAACCTTTATAATTTTCACGGCCTTGTTTAACCGCCTTTTCAATTTGATCTTCAGAATAAACAGGTTGACCACCTTTAGTCATAGGTGCATTGCGCATTAATGCTTTATAATGTTCTGCACCTGCGCCATAATATCCACCTGCTTTTAGCTTATCAGCATATTCCTCTACGCTCTGTGCGTTGACTGCACCATTTGGCTTTATGTAGTGTTCAATCCAATCATCCACAAACTCTTCATCGGAATTATACATTTTGTAATAATTCGTTCCATCTTCAGGTGGTTGCTTGTTCTCTTCTCCATTAGGTTCTGATTGAGTTAGCCCTGCGTAGTTATGATTTTCTCTTGCTAATCTACTAAGTTCGCCACCATCTGTACCCTCTGCATATAACTGCCTATATGCAATTTCTGTATTGATACCATACTTATTGTGTGCATATTGTGCTAATTTCCATAAATGTTGATTAGCACCAATACCTGACTGCATGGCTTCCTTGTTTTTGGCTTCCATTTGCGAACGTATGCGTGAACCCATAATGTCCATACCACGATTTACATCATCGCCTGCAGCCAATCGAATTGCGCCGAAATCGTTTTCATTGTTAGCGATTTTGTTTATACCCATTTGTTGGTACATTTTCCTGTATGGTGTTAATACATTCTCACTAGCAAGCCCAGTTAATGCAGTCAACTGCTTATCCAATGTTTCTGAATTGTTATCAGCAACAGTTTTATCTAATAAGGTTTTAGCATTAAGATCATAGTTTTGTTGTTTTTTAGATGATATTTGTTCATCATCAAGCCCTAATTGTTTACCAGTTGCTTCTATTAAATCGCCTGTTAATGTTAATGTTTTCATTTGTTGATTAACATCATTCGTTTGTAACAGATTGTTATTCAAGTTATTGATTTGATTTTGTGTGGCTGTGCTTAGTGCATCCTCGTACTGACCCCTCATGTACCTAGATATACCATCTAAATCGTTTGTTTTTGATGTTTCAACCGCTTTATTGAAAGCGTTTACCGCATCAGTTGTACGTAAGTTATATTTAGCAGCAAGTTCGCTTTGGAATTTTTGTGTACTCTCAAGGTATGTAGGTAGTATCCCTTGTGCATTCATACCTTTTTGGTACATTAACCCTTTATCTTTATCAAATTTTAATTCAGTTACTTTTTGATTAAATTCGTTAATAGCATTTGTAGCATTGATATAATCTTTCTGTTTGTCGATTTCAAGCCAAGTTTTAGATGCATCATCCAATGCTTTTGCAAATGTGTTAATTCCGTTTTGATTAACACCATATGCTTCCGCATTGATTGTTGGTCTAAACTCACCATTAACTGTATTCAATCTTTCATTTTGTTCATAATTAACTAATTTCATAGTTACCTGCCGTTAAAAGTCCAAACTTTCTTAACTGTTCTAACTGGTCTTTCTGTTACACCATTTACATCACCGCCATATTGAGTTTGGTATTTACCACCAGTATATTGTTGTTTCATCCCATATATACTAGATGCGCCACTCAAGATAGTACCAAGCATTTGCAATCGCCCTTGCGTTTTAGCATTGGATGCAGCCGCTCTTGCACTACTAGCTTCATTGCGATAATTAACCCCATTTAGATATTCATTGTAGATACTATTATTTTTGTTAGTTTCCCAATTGTTAATATCCTTGTTGTATTCATCGTAGCTACTAGCCATTAATTGTAATGGTGTACCACTCATGGATAACCCTGTAGCGCCTGCTTCCGCCGTATTCTGACCTGCAATCAACCGCATTTTATTGTCCATCTTATCACGCTCTTGTAGTGCTTGATTGGCAATATCCTGTTGTTTCCTATCAGATATTCGTGCATTAGCTTCTGCTGCTTGTGCCTGTGCATTATACATAGCAGTTTGTGCTTTTGTTTGTTGGTGTTGCCCCCATAATTGAGTAACCATTTGACCTGCCATCAATGCAATCGGATTACACATTCGCATCCCCCTTTCTCAATGTAAATAGTTCCATTCCGTTGTGTGTAATATCAGAATGAATAACCGCCCCTAGTGATGTAAGCCATCGCTTTGAGCGGTTATTTTTCTTATGTATGAAATTGAATAAACATTCATGAGTGGATAGCCACTCTTTTATGATTGCGTTACTTTGTTTTAGAAATTCCTTTTGTAATTTCAAATTAGTATCTAGTATCTTATTCCCTAGGAAATAAATACAGTACATTCCGTTGATTGGCTTTTTTGAGATACCATATACTGCTATTGGTATATCATTCTCAATTACAATGTGGTTTTCGTAATCATCACTGCATATATCCCTCACGAAATCATTTTTTCCATAATTCGGAAAATTTTGGTTCGCTATATTGACCTCTAAGGTGTCTATGGCTCGTAAGTTGATATATAAGTCATGAATTA